CACCGCTCACCGCGGCCCTGCACACCGGGGCGCTGATCATCCTGATGTTTGTCAAGGACTGCGTCAGGGCAGCCATGAGAGAAGAGAGAAGAAGGGAGAAAAAGCATGAAGAACGAGTTTGGTGAGAGCCTTGACCGGGCGGGCTACGCGCCCAGCATCATGCAGCGGGACGCGGACTGCGTCTGCTACCTCTGCGGCCGCCGCGCCTATCAGGGGAAGATGGACCGGCACGAGCCCTTCGGCGGGATTGCAAACCGCAAAAAGAGCCAGGAGCATGGGCTGTGGGTGAGCCTGTGCCACTTCGGATGCCATGAGGGGCCGGGGAGTGTCCACGACGATCCCGCCCAGAACGAGGAGCTTCGCCGGGACGCGCAGCGCGCCGCCATGCTCCGCTACGGATGGAGCCGGGAGGAATTTATCCTCCGCTACGGCAAGAGCCATCTGACCGAGGCGGAATGCAGCCGCATCCTCACCCCGGAAAAGACCGAAAAGCTCGTCCGGGAGAGCAGAAAGGAGCCGGACTTCGCCGCCGCTGCCGCTGCCGTGAAGCGTCTTTTCCCGACGCACACCACCAGCTTCGCCGTGATCGACGGGCCGGAGCTGCCGTATTGATGAACGAGCCGACCAAATGCCGGGACTGCGGACGGATCATCCGGTTTGTCCGCACGGCAAACAATAAGCTGATGCCCTGCGAGCCGGGGACGGTGCGCGTCTGCGTGACCGGACGGAAGGAGGATCGGCTGTTTCTCCGGGACGAGGACAACAGCATGGTGCGCGGGTATCTCACACAATGGGATTCCCCCGCGGGGGAGGACGCCCACGAGCCGCACTTCGGCCGATGCATCGGCAGGAAGGAAAAGAAATCCAAGGAGGAAAGGGAGGAGAGACGCGCCGAGGCCAAGGCGATGGAGCAAGACCTTGTGCAGCGGATGATCCGGGAACGGTATGGATAGTCGGAGCCCGTGGAACTACAAGGCGAAGTGGACCAGCGAAATAGACAGGAAATGGTGCGAAAGGTGCCGGTATCGGGACAACGATCTGGGAAAGAGCCTGTGCCGGTATTTGGAGATGACAGGAAAACGGAGAGGGTGCCAGGCAGGGCACGGATGCGAAAAAAGGGAGGTAATCATACACAAATGATCAGACAGGGAGACATGACCACGGAGCGGGAGGCCAAAATCCTCGAGGGCGCCGTGGAAAAATGGGGAAAGGTCAAGCAGACCGTCAAGGCCATCGAGGAGCTGGGAGAGCTGCAGACGGAGCTGGCCCGCGCCGTGCTGGGGCAGGGCGATCTGGACAACATTCTGGAGGAGATGGCGGACTGCTACATCATGCTCAACCAGCTATCTCTGATGTACGGAGACTGCACCGAGGAAGAGATCGCTAAGCTGGAGCGGCTGGAAAGGCGGCTGCGGGATGGCTGAAAACATTCTGCGGGGGACAACTTACCCCTGCTATCAATGCCGGGAGAGGACGCCGGGATGCCATGGGAAGTGCGAAGCCTACCTGAAAGAGGACGCGATTCGGCACGACAATCGGCTAAAATCCGGAGGCGTGGCGATGGCGGAATACTATCGACCGAAAATCGCGGAGATGATGCACAAAAAGCACATGGAGAGACGGAAATGACGAGACAGACGATCATTGACACCCTGCGGCACTGCGCGGGGGCGGAGTTTTGCGAGGAATGTACACAATGCCCGTTCCGGGCGGAGCCGGAGTTCCCGACGAAGAACGAGAACTTCGGAGCGATATGCTCGGACATCATCATGCGGATGGCCGCCGATCTGCTGGAGGCGGACGGGAAATAAAAAAGGCCGGCGCTGACACGCCGACCGATGGAAATACATAAGAGATAGGAGGTACTTCCGCGTCTGATTTTATCACAGGCGCGGGAAAAAAGCAATTATGAGTTTTTATGAAGAGGCAGAGGCCAAGATCGAGAATGGAAAAAAAGAGAAGCTCGACCAGTACGGCGAGGTCATGAAAAAAGGCGTCGCCACCGCGCTGCTGGAGTTCTGCCGGCAGGACGACGAGTTCGCCCAGGCCGTGGCGCAGGGAGGCTCCTTCCGGGACTGCATGGCGGCGGTTTCCAAGGCCGTCAAGGGCAACGCAATCTCCGACATGGAGGCCTACGGCGCGGCGGTGAAGTTTTACTTCCCGGGGAAATGCATTAAAGTTCAAATGACGATCTGCGACGAGTACGATCTGGAGCCGGAGGACAAAGAGAAAAAGACCGACAGCGTGATCATCGATCTGTCGGCGTTCTTCTGACATGGAATACAACAAAAATATGACGCAGTCGCTCACGCCGACGGAGATCGGCATACTGGAGCGGTTTCCCGTGCTGACGGAGGCGGAGCTGGAAAAGGCAAACGGGCTGTTTTCCACGTATCTGACCTACAAGGCGGAGGGGAGATGCAGACGGGTGTGGACAAGCTGCTGCAACCGGGAGGAGGTCATCGGCGGCTTCGCAATGCTGGTGACGCCGGAGACGCAAGAGACCATGTGGGCAAAGCACAACGACAGGATCCGCTGTCCGTTTTGCGGCAAAGAGGTGACGGTCAAGTGCCGGGGGAAATTCAGGACGAAGGAGCTGCGGAATGCCGTGTTCCTCGCCACGGACGGGGACGGAAATCTCTTCGCGCAGGCCTACTGGATGAAGAAGGACTACGGCGCGGCGCCGGCGGAAAGGCCGGAGTTCAGATTCAATTCCGGATACTATTTTTCCCCGGGCGCGGGGGTGCAGATCTCCAGAAGCTGGTACAGCGGCTATTACGCAGTATTGGAGCGGGAACGGATGAGCTGCAAAAAAACGATCAAGGAGCCGTTTTTCGGCGGAGCGGGATATGAGAAGTACAGACTCATCGGCGCGGACTGCATCAAAGACAGCTTTATCCGCTATGTCCCGGAAGAAAATCAGTTCCGGGAAAATGTTTACTACGACAGCGCAATGCGCTGGATCCTTGCCGCCGCAGTTTATCCCCGGCAGATGGAGATGCTCCGAAAAGCGGGGCAGCATGAGATCATCGACGATCTGGTGTATCAGGGGAGGAAAAACGCCCGGTTTTTCACATGGGAGGAAAAAGACCCACGGAAGGCGTTCCGGATGACCAAGACGGAGCTGAAGGAGTATTTCGACTGCGGGTATCAGCTTGCGGTGCTGGACGTGCGGGCGACAATAAAGGCGGACTTCGCCACGGCGATGGAGTGGATGAAGGGAAAGGACGGAATCACCGTCACGCAGGTGCATGATCTCGCGGAGAAGGCCAAAAAGCACGGGCTGAGCCCGCAGGAGCTGCGGAAGTATCTGCTGCGGTTCACCGGCCCGCGCAGCACCGGCGCGTGGTACGGAGTGGGAAGCGCACTGATCACATGGAAGGACTATCTGGTCAACGCGGAAGCGGCGGGGTTCGACCTGCGGAACCGCAACCTGCTCCTGCCCAGGGATCTGGAGCAGGCGCACCAGAACGCCATGGAGATCGTGCAGGAGCAGAAGCAAAAAGAGGACAGGAAACAGCGGGCAGCGCAGAACCGAAAGGCAAAGGAGAGAGAAGCAGAGCTGAACAAAATGTATCGTTACGAGACAGAACATTTCATGATCCGCGCCCCGAAGAGCGCCGAGGAAATCATTGCGGAGGGAAACGCCCTGAAGCACTGTGTGGGCGGATACGCCAAGCGGCACGCCGACGGCGCGGTGACGATCCTGTTCCTCCGTGACAAGGCCCATCCGAAAACGCCACTATGCACCATTGAGATGCGGGGAACCACGCTGGTGCAGATCCACGGCTACAAAAACGAGCGGGAAAAGGGGAGTGTGGATCCGAAGCTGCGCTTCGCGGAAATCTATGAGCCGTGGATTGCGTGGGTAAAGGCGGGAAGCAAGAGAAGAAAAGACGGCACGCCCATCGTGCCGAAAAAGAAAGAAAGGAAAACAGCATGAACGAGTTGATGAGAGTGCCCGGAACGGGCATGGAGGACAGAACGCCGGAGACGCTGGGCTCAGAGATCAGAAATCTGACCGAGGCCGCGAAGTACATGACGGTGTACTACGGCGTGGAGATCGGGAGGAGACTCACCGAGGCGAAGAAGGTTGTACCTCACGGGGAATGGCTTGATTTTTTGAAGCGGGAAACGGAATTTTCCAGCTCCGGAGCGGGACGGTTGATGCAGCTTTATCGGGAGTACGGAGAGGGAAAATCAAATTTCCCAACGTTGGGAAATATCAGTGTTTCCAATGCTTTGAGGCTTTTGGCAGTGCCGGAAGAGGAGCGGGAAAGCTTCGCCGCGGCGGTGGATGCGGAGCATATTTCCAGCCGGGAGCTGGAGGCCGCAATCAAGGCGCGGAAGGACGCGGAGCGGGAGCTGGAGACCGTCAAAAAGCAGTTGGAGGAGGCCGAGGAGGGAGCGGCGCTGACGCTGGGAGAGGCCCGGGAGCAGCGGGACGCCTACATCGAAAAGTACAAGGCCACACTGCAGGAGAACCGGGAGCTGCAGTCCGATCTGAAGCTGGCGCAGAATGACCATTCCTGCGCTGTGGAAAATCTTGAAAAGCTCTCCGGGGAGCGGGACGACTTCCGGCAGAAGCTGATCGACGCGGAAAAGGAGATCAAAGCCCTGCGGGAACGGCCGGTGGAGGTCGCGGTGCAGGAACCCGATCCGGCGGAGATCGAACGCCGGGTGCAGGAGGGAGTCACCGCCGCCATGGAGGAGCAGGCGGGGATCGCCGAGGACGCCCGGAAGGAGGCGGAGACGGCCAAAGCCGCGCTGGAAAAGGCAGAGGCGGACCTGCAGCAGGCGAAGAAGGAGCTGGAAGCACCGAAGGACAGCGCGGAAGAGACCGCGCTCCGGGAGAAGGTGGCAGCGCTGGAGAAGCAGATCGCGATGAGCGACGAGAGCATCGTGACCTTTAAGCTGCTCTTTGCCCAGTGGCAGGAGCGGTACCGGGACATGCTGGCGCTGCTGACGAGCGTGAGCGCAGAGAACCGGGGGAGATGCGTCAGCGCCGTCAAAGCCGCGCTGGGAAACATGGAGGGCAGCCTTGGAGCCTGAAAAGGGGATCCGCTGCACGAGCTGCGGGAGCGGGACGGTGCGCGTCCTCGACTCCCGCCCCATCGTGGGAAAAAAACGGAAACGCCGGTATGTGTGCATGGACTGCATGGAAACGACTTGGACGGTGGAGATGAGCGTGGATACGCTGCAAAAGCTGGTAAAGGCGGCAAAGCTGATGGGATGATAAAAGGATGAGAAATAAAAGTGAGATAAAAATGGAAATACGAAACTGCGAAAACTGCAAAAAGTTTCTGAGCTGCATCAGCTCATGGAAGTATGTCAAAAACAGAGAGTACGACTGCACAAAGTGCTTGGAGTATAAGGAGGGAAGGGATGAGCGCGAAGCGGGAAAAACGGCTACGGGCGGCGTGGAAGATGCAGAGGTTCAGGGAGACCGTGGCGTGTATCGCCGCGGAGCCGAGGGCGTGGAGGCTGATCGCGCACCGGCGGTGGGCGAGGAGCAAGCCGAAGAAACGCCGCAGGCCGCGGAGCTGCAGCGCCTTATGCGGGAGCGGGATGCCCTGCGCTGCGAGGTGCACCGCCTGCAGAGACAGCAGATTAAACTGATGCAGGACCGCATCGATATGCTGGCCGCCATCGTGGATCGGCTGATCGAGATAATCGAAGAAATGAAGGGAGAAGAAACCGATGCTGGATGATGTGGGAATGATGCTGGAGAGCAATCTCCAGAATACGGAGACGGAGCTGATCGCCGATCTCATGGAGCGGAGAGGACGGGGGTTTTCCTCAGACCGGGAGTGCTGGGCCATGCTCAAGGAGGACATCGAGCGGGCGGAAAGCCTGCTGAAAAGCACCAAAAAGGTGCATGATACGATGTGGGACTCCGTCAAAGAGAAAAACGGGGACGAATTTAACGCCCTGTGCCAGGAGCTGGAGCGGAACGCGCGGATCATCGCCGCGCAGCTCGTCACAGCGGCGGCCAACGCAAAGATCGGGGTGCTGTGATGCCGAAAATCACACGAAGCGTCATCGGGACGGCACCGGACGGGACGGAGACGGTGTATCCATCGCTCCGGGCGGCGGCCAAGGCATATCAAACCGTAGAGGGAGCGATCGGAAACGCCTGCGCCGGAAGGATCAAAAGCTGCAAGGGACTGACTTGGAGATATGCCGATCCGAGGCCGGAGAAACGGAGAGTCTATGCCGTGGACATGGCGGGACATCTTGCCATCTATGACAGCGTGGCCAAGGCAGCCGCCGCCGTCTACGGTACGCCGAACGTCATCTATCGGGCGCTCGCAGGAAAACAGAAGTACGCATACGAGCGAGCGTGGAGGTGGGGGGAGTGAGGCACCGGAAAACCGTCATCGGCGCCATTGCCGGAGCGGCCGCGTTTTGCATCACCATGCTGATCATAGCGATCATCACAAAATAACAAAAACTCCGGGAGCGATCCCGGAGGACATGCGCCGCCCCGCAGTCGGGAGCATGGAAGAGCCGGGGCAGCACCGGCGCGGCGCGATCTCCTTTCTTTTTTTGTCAAAGCCAAGAGCTGCACCCGTAAGCAGCCAACCGCAGGTGCGGGGCGGACGGAACCGCAGGGGAACAAAAAGCCTTGGAGCTCGAAACACGCTCCAAGGCTTGGGTTTCAGTTTTCGGAGAGGCCGAGGATTTCGGCCATCATGCGGAGGACATATTTGAAAAAAAGTTTTGATTTGAGCGCCCGGGAGCGGGCGCCGAAATCAGGATTTTTTTTGAAGTTTGAAAAAATCATACCTATATATTATCGCACGCGTACGCGCGTTGTTTTTGAGCCTCGATAACGGCATGACTTAGAACCACAGCAGATCGGAGGGGGAAAAGCATGGAAACCACCTGGTATATCAAGACCACGAAGTGCCGCAACGGTGTGGAGGAGAGAACGAAGTATCCCGTTCGCTCCGACCGCACAACGGGGAGAGCGGCACAGAGGGAAGCCAAGCGGGGAGCAAGGAGAGCAGACAATTCAGAGCGGCAGGTTGCCAGACTTCTAAACAACAATTTCTCCGTGGGAAAAGACCGGCATATCGTTTTGGAGTATTCCGACGAGGCCCTGATGAAGCTGGTGGAGAAAACGGAGAGGGCCATGGGCGCGGACGCATCACGCCCGGGCGTATATTTGGATGCGGAAATCAGTGACGGATACGCAGCATGGGAGGATGCGATGTTTGTTTCCGGGCAGAAGGATATGGAGAACTTTATCCGAAGGCTGCGGAGAGCATGTCAGAAAGAGGGGATCACGCTGAAGTATCTTTCCGTCACATCGGATATGGACGGACAGACGGGAGCGGAAGCCAGACTGCACCATCACCTCATCGTCAACGCAGAGGCCGCAGAGCTCGTCCATCGGAAGTGGACGGACGGGGAGGCGTGGGATCGGGAGATGTACAACGTCAACGGTGATCTGTCAGCCCTGGCGTCCTACATGATCCGGCAGGTGCGCCCGGTGGACGGGACGCAGCGGTACAAGCCGTCCAGGACGTTGGAGCAGCCGGAGAGCAGCGAGCCGGTACCGCTGGTGGGCTTCGCCGCGAAGTACGCCGAGAACGAAATGCGACTGCCGAAGGACTGCGTGCTGCTGTACCGCAGCACCTACACACGGGGCGCGGTGCAGTATATCCGATATATCCGACGGGAAAAAGGAGGTGGGAAAGATGGCGACAAGCTATAAGAGAGAAGCCTATCGTGCACTCAGAGATTACAGGCGGATAAAAAAGAAGCAGACTGACTTGACAAGCGTGTCCGTCATATCGAGCTACTCAGGAATGCCAAGCGGACATAAGACATCACGTACAACCGAAAACATAGCCTTGCAGAGTGTTCTGGATCCGCGAGAGGAGAGAATCATCTTTGCCGTGGAGAGGATGATCGAGATGCAATCATGCTATTACAACAAAAACGAGAGAATCAAGTTTGTAGAGATGGTGTACTTGGATCATACCCACACAATGGAGGGCGCAGCAATAGTATGTAACTACTCCAAGGAGACGCTGAAGAAATGGGCAATAGAAATTCTTTCGGCTGTCTATGCCGCTTTGTAAAGTGTACCATTTGAGCGTAAAAATTAGTGATATTTTATTAGCATAAGGATCTAAGGAATACGAATGGCAAAGGATTACGCGAGAGCATTTTACAGCTCCGGGAAGTGGATTAGATGCAAGGAATCATTCATTGCAGAGAGAATCAGGATTGACGGCGGACTCTGTGAGGATTGCCACGAGCGGCTGGGAAAAATATGCCATCACTGGCCGATACCGTTGACATCAAGCAATATCTCAATTCCGGAGGTTTCACTCAATCACGACAACCTGAAGTATGTCTGCAAAGTGTGCCATGACCATTATCCAGGCCACGGAGTGGGAGATGGATTGCTGCCAAAAATCTATTTTGATGAGGACGGTAACCCTATGACGGATAATGCAGACTCCCCCCGCAAGCAATGATGAATTTCGGAGCTAAATGACCGAGGGGCAACTTTGGGGGGATGCGCGGGAAGTTCGCGAGCCCCCCCTGATGATGAGGGGGAGAGGGAGCGGAATCCATATTCCCGCGTGCGTGAGGCGGAATCGAAAATCATGCGGAAACGGAGGCGTTTTTGTGGCAAGTAAGCGGGAAAAAACCAAAGATCAGCGGATCAGAGAAGAAAAAACCAGACTGAAACGAATCTACGCCAATCTGCCGAAGGATGCAGCCGGTACCGTGCAGGGACTCATCGATCAGGCCGCATTCATGCGTATCGAGTGCGAGGAAATGCAGGCAGACCTTCAGAAAAACGGGTGGACCGAAATGTTTTCCCAGTCCGAAAAGGTGGAGCCCTATGAGCGGGCACGGCCTATCGGTCAGACATACAATTCCACCAACGCAAATTATCAGAAAATCATCCGTCAGCTCACCATGCTCCTGCCGAAGCCGGAGATGAAGCCAAGAGAGACAGATGACGGCTTCGGTTCCTTCTGCGCGGAGCGGGACGAATGAGCAGCAAAATACGGCAGATGATCCGATACCCCGCCGACTATAACCCGATCCGGGAATACTGGGACAAAATCGGGAGCGGGGAAGAGGTCGTTTCACAGAAGGTTTTCAAAACTCTCCAGCATCTGATCGATAAGCTCGACGGAGCGGAAGAGCCGGAGTTTTTTTACAACCCGAAGCGGGCAAACCATGTGATCGAATTTTTCGAAAACTTCTGCCACAACTCCAAGGGTAAGACCGGCGGGCAGCTCGTCACACTGGAGCTTTGGGAAAAGGCAATCCTCGCCGCCGTGTTCGGCTTCGTGGACATCGAGGGCAACCGGCAGTACCGGGAGGCCCTCCTCATCGTGGGTAAGAAAAATGGCAAAAGCCTCCTCGCCTCCGGCGTGGGGCTTTATCTGCAGCTGGCTGACAATGAGCCGGGTCCGGAAATCTACGCCGTGGCCACAAAGCGGGATCAGGCAAAGATCATCTGGCTCGAAGCCAAGCGCATGGTGAAAAAATCTCCCGCGCTTGCCAAGCGCATCCGTTCCCTCGTCGCAGAGCTGGACAGCGACGGAAACGACGGCGTGTTTAAGCCGCTGTCCTCCGACAGCGACACCCTCGACGGACTCAATGTCTACGGCGCACTTTTAGACGAAATTCACCAGTGGAAGTCAGGGCAGGCCCTCTATGACATCGTGGTGGACGGTACCACCGCGAGAGAGCAGCCATTCACTTTCATCACCTCCACCGCCGGAACCATACGGGAGGACATTTACGATACCAAGTATGAAGAGGCGGAGCGCATCATCAACGGATACTGCGATCCGGACGGCTACAAGGACCTGCGCCGTATCGCCTTTATTTACGAGCTGGACGCCCGCGCCGAGTGGACCAACCCGCACTGCTGGAAGAAGGCAAACCCCGGCCTCGGCTCGATAAAAAGCTATTCCGCCCTGAAGGACAAGGTGGAGCGGGCAAAGCGCAACCCGGAAATGGTCCGCAACCTCGTGTGCAAGGAGTTTAATATCCGGGAGACATCCTCCGAGGCTTGGATGAGCTTCGAGGAGATCGACAACCGGGACACCTTCCGTCTGGAGCGAAGCGAAGAGCGCCTCGTATGGGTGCATGACGGAGCCGAACGCATCCTCTCCTACCCACGCTACGGCATCGGCGGCGCTGACCTATCCAAAACAACTGACCTCACCGCCGCAAAGGTCATCTTCATGGTGCCGGACGCGCCGGACATCATCTTCTCCCTCTCCATGTACTGGCTGCCGGAGGAGCTGCTGGAAAAGCGCGTGCGGGAGGATCATATTCCATACGATGTCTGGCATGACCGGGGGCTCGTCAGACTATCCAAGGGCAACAAAATCGACTATGAGGACGTCAAGGAATGGTTCGTCGAGGTGCAGAGCGGGCTTGACATCTATGTGCCTTACATCGGCTACGACAGCTGGTCAGCCACCTACTGGATCAACTCCATGGAGGACTATTTCGGCAAGGGAGCCATGATCCCCGTCGCCCAGGGCTACAAAACGCTATCCGAGCCGATGCTCCGCTGCGGCAACGATATTGCCAGCAAGCGGGTGATCTACAACAACAACCCCATCGACAAGTGGTGTCTCATGAACACCGCCTACGAGGAGGACAGAAACGGCAACCGGCAGCCGCATAAGACCTCGAAGCCAACGCGGCGCATCGACGGTACGGCGGCCCTGCTGGACGCCTACACCGTGCTCGACGACAAGCGGGCAGAATATATCAGCAGACTGTGAGGGAACTATGGGAAAGATCAGAGAGTTTTTCGGGGCGCTGGGGGAGCGGAAAAAAATCTCCAGCGTGCAGCTCATGACGGAGCGTGGAAACGGCTTTTACGCCTGGAACGGAAAAATGTACGAAAGCGACATCGTCCGCGCCTGCATCCGGCCGTATGTCAAGGCCGTGGGCAAGCTTGTGGGAAAGCACATCCGGGATCAGACCTTGAAGGACGGAAAGAAAAGCCTCGCCGTGAACCCGGAGCCGTACATCCGGTTCCTGCTGGAGGAGCCGAACCCGTACATGACGGGGCAGATGCTGCAGGAGAAGCTGGCGGCACAGCTGATCCTGAACAACAACGCCTTCGCCCTCATTCAGCGGGACGAGCTGGGTTATCCCTCCGCCATCTATCCGGTGGACGCCACCAACGCGGAGGCGATCTACGGCCAGGACGGCGCACTGTTTTTGCGGTTTTATCTTGAAAACGGAAAGACCTTCGTCTTTGCCTACACGGACATCATCCATCTTCGCGGGGACTTCCTGCGCAACGATATTTTCGGCGATCCGCTGGCGCCGGCGCTGGAGCCGCTGATGCAGATCGTGACAACCACGGATCAGGGCATCATCAAG